CGTTTTCTGCTCTCCACCCTCTTCTCTAGATACTTCAATAGGGGCTTTATAAACAAAAATAGAACAAAGAGAGTCAGAGGTAGTAGTTTTTCCTTCAGAAACCGGGTCAATACTTGCATAATACATCCCAAAGGTAGGATCTTTTTTGGGTCTTTCCCATACTACTAAACATCCACTTTTATCTTCCGTCTTTTTAGAGATTGGGAACTCATTGATAGGCAGCTTGTTAGATTCTTTTACAGTTAAGTTACTATGCTCATCTCTATACAACTCTAATAACTCATATGGGTATTCTTTATCTTCAATCCTTCTTAACTGTGCAGCAAGTAAGTGTACTGCAAATACAGATTCCCTTCTAAATGCAAATGCCTCTTCAATGTTTGTAGGTTTCTGAGAGATACGTAACTGATATTTGTCCGGCTCAATCTCTTTCTTCCATTTAATTCTTTCTTCCTTAATAGCATCTAATGCTTCTTCTACTTGTGAGTTACCATACTCATCTACAAATGGCATCATTGACCATTGCTCTGGAATAAATAATCCTGCTGTACCTATACTTCCTTTGCCATCTAGTAGATTAGTTTCTACTGCAAAGATGTCATTAGCTTCAGGATTCATGATTAAATTCTTCAATGGTTCACATTGATCCAAGTCACCCACAGATCCTGCTGCAATAAATACCCCGGTAGTTATCATACCAGATTGTAATGCAGGACGTAAGTATTCATATGTCTCTCCCATCTTAGGAGCAATACCTGCTTCCTCATGGAAAAAATACTGACAAGGACCACCTACACCAGCTGTTGCAGATTTCTCAAAAGACATACCTTGTATAGTACCTTTTAATCCTACCTCAGTTTTCTTATTCCCTTTTCTTACCTCAATCTTTTGCTGCCATAGCATTACCTTATCTGGATTCATAGGTCTATACCAGGCTGTATGCTCATTTAAGAAAGATGCATATTCATCTAAGAACTTCCATGTACCCTTATCATTTATGTAATCCTTAAGCGAAGCACCTATCTTTAAAGTTACACCCTCTTCAAACCATAATGAATTAATTAACTTACCAGCATGAAAATATGATGATGCGATCTGACGTTTCTTTAAGATGGCAACATGCTTGTAATATAGTTCAGCCAATATCTCATACAGAGCCATGTGGTACTGAGCATCCCGGACTTTAGCAAATCCAAACTTCTTCTCTTCCTTATCATAGATAGGGAGAAAGTTAAGCCACATGTAATAATCCCTGGTTAAGTACCAGACATTCTTTTTATCCTTGTACAATACCCCACTCCTACATTTCTTTTTCTGGTCATCCCAGTAGTAGATATAGTCTTTGGATTTAAATGGGGCTACTGTATAGAAACCTAGTTTATTAAAAGTTCTAGCTTCTTTATTAAATAATAAAGCTACCTCATTGAAATCATACTGTCCCGGCTCTTTAAATAATGTAAGTAGGTACTCTCTCCACTCTATATTAGAAGAGAAGGTACTAACTGTCCACTCACCATTATCCCAAGTAGGGATTTGTATAATCTCACTCATCTAATAGATCTTCAGGACATCCATTATATTTAATAATCATATAAAGTAATGTATCTATCGTCTTAGCTGACATCCTAGAGTTACATTCTTTAACATTATTAAAATATGCTTCTTTATCTTCTGACTTAAAAGCACTCCATTGTTTTGTGTAGGTGTTGTATGTAAACAACCATCCATATAAGCTATGTTCCATAATTATTGATCGTATGCTAATCCTATATTTCCTCTTACCTGACTTTGCTGTTCTTCAGCCAAATCTTTATACGCCCCTTTAAATGATTGTCTGATCTGGTCAAACTTTGCAGCAGCATTTACTAAAGCTGTAATGTTACCATCTCTACCACCCTGGATCTCTGTTGTCTCCATATAATGTGCCAATCTATCTAACATAGACTTGATACCCACGTATGTTCTATACGTGGGAGTCTCATATAATTTCTTACAAGTATTCATACCCCGGATAATAAAATCATCCTCAGTAGAAATATCCATATCAATCTCAGACATAATAATCTCTTCCTTCTCATGTTCAGGAACATTAAAAAAAGGGTTGAGGTCAGGATTAGGGCAAGTCATATAAAACAGGTAGGTATATACTTTTAAATAATCCTCCGGGTATTCCGTCATTATATCATTCAGAGAAGATATTGTATAACAATGCTCCGTAGGTACAACTTTATTATTTACTATATCAAATAGTTTAATTAGCATCTTGTTTGTGTTTGATTAAGTTTATAACCTCAGACTTAAGGTATGGAAGATCATAAGGTACAATCTTTTTAACTAAAGGTTCTCCTTGATCATCTAACTTAGTAATAGGGTTTCCAAACTTATCTGTACCATCTGTATAGAACAATACGTGGTGAATAGTTATCTTACCGGCTTTAAGTTTAGGGTTATGCTTTAATATAATATACATATATGTAGACAGTTGTAAAGCATAATGCCAAAAGTTACAATCATCTAAGTGAGTAACCGGTGCTAACATCTTCTGTGATATACCCTCCCAATTTACATAGGATTCTTTCTTAATCTCTTTATTAGTCTTGTAGTCTGTTATGTTAACCGCACCTTTTGCTACCTCCACTAAATCTGATTGACCACATATACCGGCAGACTTCAAGTATACAAAATGCTCCGGGTACATACCCTCTTCTAACTTCTGTGGTGGAGCATACTTTACATCATCAGTGATAAGAGGTCTAATAATAGGTAGGATGCAACCATGTCTTTCAATAGTATTTAATTCAAGGAGGTCAGCCTCACGTTGATTGTGATACCAGTTACCTTGATCAATAGCTCTGTTAGATTCATTCTCCCAAGCTTGTAAGATATCCTGTACAGACATACCATACCACTTAGACTTCTTAGACTTAGAGGATTTCTCAGCTACAGTAGGTGCATCAAATGGTTTCTTATACTTAGATATAAACGAAGTCACTGAAGTCCACTCAATTATATCTGCTGAATCTATAGACTCATACTTGTGGTTTTGGGATTTAAATATTACACTCATAACTTAGCTAATAATTGATCCTCTTCTTCTGCAGACATAAATGAATCCCACTTACCTAAAGGACATGAGGAAGACAAACTCCTGGTTTTAAATTTTAACGAGCACCCACACTCAGAACAACATGGTTGTGTGCCGGGTACTAAACAATCCGTGCCCACTAAATCTAACTTAGGACAGGCTTGACAAATAGTGTAACGCTCTAGAGCAATCTGCTCTATACTGTCAGTAGTAAACAAATAATTCCTAATACCCTCAAGTATCAAAGGATAATTATTCCAAAGTCTTGTCACTTTGTTGTTTTTTATTTTTTCTATGATCTTTCTTTTTTTCATACTCTTCTTTCATTTTGATTTCTAGTGCTTGCATCTTCTCTAGCTTATCCACTGTATTCTTATATACATGATACCTAGAAAATACTAAGTTCTCCCGGTTATGTAGATACTCAGAATACCTCCGGATATTAGTTTGAAGTATATCCCACTTAATATTAAAAGTACCAAGACCATCTATAAATACATGAGGATCCTCTAAAGAAGAGAGAGACTTCCTGGCCTTATCCCAGTAAAAGTCTGTCACTGCTTTAATAACCTTCTGTTCCATCTCTAACTCTATAGATGTTTCCTTTAAGATATCTTTATACTTCTTGGGGTTCAATACTTACAAATTTATAATCCAGAAAAACATTACCCTTAGCTTGTACATTAAGTGCCGGAGCTAACTTAATCATCTTCCTACCCTTACCATTCTTTTCAATCATGCCCTTTCTCTCAAATTTAATAACAGCGTTACGCACAGACTGAGGGGTTTTGAATATCCCCTCATCTGATGCATTGTTACAAAATTCTGTGAGTTCCACCTCTTCATTAAATGCAAGCATAGTAAGACAATCCAAGTCAGAGTTACTAACATTGATTTTCTCAAGATAGCAATGGGTGAGGAGCTGATACTTTACAATATCCCCCTTATCCATCTTTACCTTCTTACTAACTTGATTTACAATCATGACCTCTTAAGACCTCTTGGTTTTTCTTCCACCTCTTCCTCCTCCGGTTCTTCAGCTAGCATGTTAGCCACCATAACTTGGTACTGCAAGCGCTTGGCTCTTTGTTCCTCAATCTGGGTAACTAATGTTTCATACTCTAACTGTACAGTTAAAAACTCTACCTGCTCAGTGTAATACTGAGTCAGTTTTTCTTTACGCTCTTTTACCTCTTCAGGTGTGAGCACTTCTTTATTATCTTCCATTGGTTTATAATTTACATTTCCCAGTACACATACACCAGCTCATTACAATCACAGGGTTCTTCCGGATGCATTGGTTTACCGCACCTAATACAAGTGAGTGGCTTTGTAACTTCCTCATTCTCTGGCATAATGTACAAGTTTACACATTATATATTTACCAGTACTAACAAGTTACTAACAAATATAAGTGTATAATTATTTAATCATATATTTGATTATGGTTTTAAATTCAAATATACCCCACTTCAAAGCATTAATAAAAAGGGGGTATCTCACTAAAAATATAGAGGATACAGAATATGATAACATCTATGTCTTTGCCATACAAAGTGTAGCTGGTAAGATACTAACCTTTCACGTTATTACAGATTACGGTATGGTAAGATCCAGAGTACCCATAAGTGATATATACATAAGAGAACCAAAGGAAGATATTCCTTTTCATTTCAAACAACTATGGGATTGCTTTAGTGAGAATGTAAGTATAGTACACTATGACTTCTTGAGTGAACACAGATGCCAAGTAATCCTAAAAGACAAAAGTTTGATTTGGGCCAACTACCTATTTACAGTGGACTGGTACAATAACCCATACAGTGATGAACCAAGTGACTATAAAGCCGGACACATACTAGTGAGTGAAGATGGCTACCTATTATGTATGCCTAATAACCGTATATACTGGAAAGACTCTAACTGGGTAACTAAAGATTTCCCATTACACCCTACATCATACAAAGTAGATACAGAACTACCTAGTGTAGAGAACCAGAGTGACAGATGGGTGGCAGAAGATACGGATAGCTACTACTACGATATAAATTAAATTTTATCTAGAAATAAGATACCCCCCGTACATGGGCTTCACTCAAATACCCCCCGTGGTTATGGTAATTGTTTTATGGGTGAGGGGGTGGTTGGTTATAAGCTATCAACTCCCCTCCTTAAATTTAGCCGGGACTAACCCCCCGTAATACTACCATGTTGTACTTTTACAAAAAAACAGAACGTGCTATCGTTTGCACGGACAAGATCTTTGGTAAGAAAATCAAAGTAACTCTTGAAAACGGAAATGAAATTGAGGTAAATGCTCAAGTAAAATTTGGCATCATTGCAATCGGAGACCAAGAGATTGGTGAGATTGAACAAGGAACAAAACTACCCTTTATGCTCACTGACCAAAAGGTGAAGGATCAAGATGGCAACGTAACTGGCTTGTATTGGGCAACACCTGAATAAGGTGTGCCCTTACGGGTTACAGGCATAAGCACTATCTATACAAGTTCCCAATTGTCTAGGGATTAAATCATGGTAGCTCCATGAGCTTGTTACATAATGATGAATTACTTTAGTAGTTTTGGTCTTAACACGGGAAATCGTGAGACTTTACTAAAAAAATTTATCATTATGAGGGTGAGAGAGGGTAGATGTGACAAGAACACTCCACATCAAAACTATGGGTGTGAGAAAGTGGTAAGAAGTGGGATTAGATGGGGACAAGTGGGCCATTATATGGCTAAGTGATTGAATAACAACAAAAAGAACTATGGAAAACATATTAGATGAATCACAAGAGATTACTATTACTCAATATGTGAGTTTAGTTAATCCTAAGTTTGTAGGACAAACAAGAGTTAACGATGATGGTACATATTGGGTAGTCTTTAAAGACAATGATGTATTATATAAAGTAAACCTCTTTTCTTAATAATAGGGGGCTTAGGCTCCCTTTACTTTAATGCATCATAACCGGTTTCACAAGGACTGGCAGTTGTAATACAGTAATATCACAGCGTAACTACAAGAATGGACAGTGGCAGTAATGCTAACTAGTCACCTATGTAGCTCTACTTGTCTGGCTTAACAGCGTGGTATTACAACTGAATGCAGAGTGAAGTAACTAAATCATTATCTATGTAATTTTTCTTAAAGTTGTGGGTGGGATTAATGTAGTTAATATCCTATACCCCAAAAATCAAGAGGATGCAGAATGAATGTGTTGATACTTACTTAAACACTATTCCACCTACTAGTACTCAAAAAGAGAGGTTG